CAAGAACGCGCACCGTCGCAGTTCGCAGGTTTTGGGGGGTCGGCAAGATAGAATAAAAACAAGGGGGAAAAATGATCAATGAAAGCCTTCGGAGTTTGGCCACGCCAATCGACGACTTACACACGCTGCCTGGCAATCCACGCAGGGGCGACATCGCCGCCGTAGCTCGATCGCTTGAGCGCTTCGGACAGCGCAAGCCGATCGTTGCAAAGCACAGCGACGGAACCATCATCGCCGGCAACCACACATGGCAAGCAGCCAAGCAGCTCGGCTGGACAGAGATCGCCGTTGTTTGGACAGACGACGATGACAACACCGCCCACGCATTCGCGCTCGCAGATAACAGAACCGCCGAACTTGGAACTTACGATGAAGACGCACTTCGAGAGATGATCGCGCAGCTCGTCAATGTGGATCCAGAATTAGTAAGCGACGCCGGCTACAGCCAAGAAGCGATCGCAGAGATTCTAAAGATTCCAGTCGAAGAGATACCAATGGCCGGCGACTTAGATGCAGCTCCAGCGAAGTCAAGAACAGCCCACAGCATCGAAGGCGACACATGGATCCTCGGGCCGCACCGTCTCGTTGTTGGAGATTCGACAAACCCGGAGATTTTACGCAAGGCACTCAACGACAAACTTGCAGATTGCATCTTCACCGATCCGCCATACAACGTCGCATACACCGGCGGCACAAATGAAAGTCTGACAATTCAGAATGACTCCATGAGCGATTTAGAATTTGAATCGTTTCTCCTTGCAACTTACGGAGCGATGTACGCAAACGCAAAAGACGGATGCCCAATTTATGTCTGCCACGCAGACGGCAGCAGTGTCACATTTAGATCAGCGTTCAAGACTTCCGGATTTATGCTCAAGCAAATTCTTATCTGGGTAAAAGATAACTTCACACTCAGTCGCCAGGATTACAACTGGCAGCATGAACCAATTATTTATGGATGGAAACCAGGAGCAGCACATCCCTGGTTCGGCCCATTCAACGACTCAACCGTTCTCGACTTCGCGACGAAAGACCTGGACACATTGAGCAAGACGGAACTCGTAAAGATAATCGAGACAGCAAGAGAGTCATCGACAATCATCCGCGAACCACGTCCACGTAGAAATTCAGAACATCCAACCATGAAGCCCATCAACCTCATCACTCGAATATTGAGCAACTCGGCAAACCGTGACTCGCTTGTTCTGGATCCATTTGGGGGATCAGGATCCACACTCGTTGCAGCTCACACACTCGGAATGACGGCAGCACTTGTCGAATTAGATCCGATATACGCAGACGTCATATGCAAGCGCTGGCAAGAACTCACCGGAATTCTTCCAATCAATGAACTCACCGGCAAACCTTACGATTTCATAGGAAGCGACAATGCCTAATCCCCCGAAGACAATCGAGCAGAAGCGCAAACTTGGTAATCCAGGAAAGCGACCACTTCCAGATAGAACAAACCTGATCGCATTACCGATGGCGAAAGAAACACCAGAACCACTTCGACCACTTGGATCAGAAGGACAAAATATGTGGGAGAGAATCTGGAGCGCAGGACGCGCATGGATTTCTCCAACGACAGACATCGAGCACGTCATGATCCTCTGCGAAACAATGGATGAGAGAGTCCAACTTCGCGCCATAGTTTTCAGAGGTGGAGAGTGGCGCGATCGCGTTGCACTTCGCCATCTTGATCATCAAATAACTGCAATGCTTTCCTTGATCGCATTTAATCCGGTCGAGCGTTCACGTCTTGGACTTGCAGAAGTGCAAGCACAGACACGCATCCAGGAATTGATGACGCGAGCACGTGGGTAAGAAGAAAATACATTCATGGCCGCCGCGTTGGATTACGTCGGTGAATTTAGCAGACCGTAAACGCGGAGACGGCCCACTTTATACAGAATTTGCTGAAGCAGTTTGCAGAGTAACCAAAGACTCCGTAGCTGCACCAGCCGGCGAACTTTTACATCTTCGCGATTGGCAGAAGGAACTTCTCAATCACGCACTAGCACGTAGAGCAGATGGCCGCTTCAAACACAGAGTGGCCCTGGTTGGCATGGCTAGAAAAAATGGAAAGAGCGCGCTCGCAGCTTCGATGGGTTTATCAGCGCTGACACTTGGCGGCAACGGTTCAGAAATTTATTCATGCGCAGCAGATCGAGATCAAGCACGCATCGTATTTGGAACAGCAAAGCGAATGGTTGAACTTGACCCGGAACTTTCTTCGATGTTTACACTTTACAGAGATGTGATCGAATACAAAGATAAAGGATCCGTTTACCGCGCACTTTCAGCAGAGGCATACACGAAAGAAGGACTCAACCCTTCACCGATCGTAATCTTTGACGAAGTGCATGCGCAGCCAAACCGCGAACTTTGGGATGTTATGTCGCTTGCAGGCGGAGCACGATCCGACTCACTTCTTCTCGGCATAACTACAGCAGGAGTAAAGACGCAAGCAAACGGCCAGGACAGCCTGGCATATTCGCTTTACCAATACGGCCAGAAGCTCGTAAAGGGCGAACTTGTAGATCCGTCGTTCTTCTTTGCCTGGTGGGAACCGAAGAACCCAGAAGCAGACCACAGAGACAAGCAGCTCTGGATTGAATCAAACCCCGGCTTCGCCGATATCGTCGACGCCGAAGATTTCGAGAGCGCAGTCCTTCGAACACCAGAAGCAGAATTCAGAACGAAGCGAACCAATTGCTTCGTTTCTACAGCTACGGCCTGGCTTCCAACAGGATCATGGGAAGCCTTGATCGACACAGAGAGAACGCCAGAGCAAGGCGAAGACGTAATCCTGGCATTTGATGGAGCGTTCTCAAACGACAGCACAGCGCTGATCGCCTGGCTACTTGGGGGAGACAAGCCGCATCTCATGGTTGTAGGAATCTGGGAACGACCAGACGACGCAGAGCAGGGATGGCATGTGCCGGTGGCTGAAGTCGAACAGACCATCATTGACACATTCAGAAATAGCAACTTCCAAACCAAAGAGATCGTCTTCGATCCGGCACGCTGGCAGAGAACCTTTATGGTTCTAGATGAGCAAGGCATGCCAGTGGTTTCATATCCAAACAGCGCAGAGCGCATGGTTCCAGCAACACAAAAATTCTACGAAGCCGTAGTGAATAAAAGCTTTACTCACGATGGCGATGAAAGAATGGCAAGGCACATAACAAACTGCGTCACGAAGCAATCATCTCGGGGCGTCATGGTTGCAAAAGCAAGCTCGAAGCGGAAAGTCGATGCGGCCGTAGCAGCAATCTTCGGATATGACAGAGCAACGCAACCAGCAGAACCAAAGCCACCGGTGGCTAGGTTCTTCTCGGTTCAACTTTAGGAGCGCAATGAAAAAAATAGACTTCTCACTTGTGGCAGAGGTGACTGGCGTAGCATTAGCAACCACAGGAATAGCAATGTTCTCATTGCCGATCGCATTAATTACACTAGGCACATTCCTAGTATGGATAACAGAAAAGGCTAACTGATGAGTCTATCGAAGCGAATCAAAGCAGCAGAGCAGAAGCGCACAAACAATAGCCAATGGGTCGAACCACTTATCCCAGGACGCCCTGCTTACATGGCCCCATCTGGAATCGACGTCAACGCAGACTCCGCCATCCGCATGTCAACAGTTTATGCATGCATCCGATTGCTTGGCGACACAATTTCTTCACTGCCACTTTCAGCATACGTTCGACGCGGCCGAAACAGACTCTCATATTCAAGCGTTTATGGATCGCAACCAGCATGGGTGAACAAGCCGAATCCAGAAGCATCGCGTGTGGAATTTTACGAGCAGATCATCGCTTCACTTAATATTCATGGTAACGCTTTCATTCTAACGGTTCGCGATGACATGGACGAAGTACAAGAGGTCTACTGCATCCACCCGGATGACATTCGAATCGAGCGACCACGTCCAGGCGAACCACTTATCTACAAGATGAAAGATCCAGAAGGAACCTTCTCGCGCATTCTTACATCACGCGAAATGAAACACATTCCACTCTTCAGACTTCCAGGATCCATGTACGGCCTCGGCCCAATCGCAGCAGCTCGACTAACGATCGGTGCAGCGATGGCAGCAGACACATACGCAGCTGCATACTTCGGCAACGCGGCAAACCCTGGCGGCGTCATTGAAGTGCCGGGCGAATTAACAGAAGAGCAGGCAGGCGACATCGGCCGCGATTGGAACATCACTCACACAGGGCCGTACCGCGCAGGCAAGATCGGAATCCTTTCAGGCGGCGCACAATTTAGACCGCTGACATTAAACGCCGCCGACGCACAGCTGCTAGAAGCCAGAAGATTCAACGTCGAAGACATCGCCCGATTATTCCGAGTCCCACTCAGCCTATTAGGACACCCGGTTGCAGGAGCTATGTCTTTTGCTAGTGTTGAAGCGCAAAACCTTTCATTCGTGCAGCATTCACTTCGCCCATTATTGGAACGAATTGAGCAATCACTTTCTGAATTACTTCCAGAACCGGACGGCTTCATCAAGTTCAACCTTGACGCATTGCTTCGCGGAACCACACTCGAGCGTTTCGATGCATACACAAAGGGCCTCCGCGAAGGTTTCCTATCACTCAACGACGTCCGCGCAGTCGAAGATTTAGCACCACTCGGAGAAGCAGGCGATCAATACAGAGTACCGCTGCAAAATATCGACGCAGCAGATGCACCAGACGTCGGCCTGAAATTACGATCAGAGATCGCAGCAAGCCTGATCCAGGTCGGCTTCGATCCAAGTGCAGTAACAGAAGCGGTCGGATTACCACCGATGGCTCACACAGGACTCCCATCAACGCAGCTGCAACAGATATCAACAATCGATCCAGCAGATCCGCAAAGCGCCTACGAAGTCAATTCAAGAGAAGCACGCAGCGAACAGCCGCACATGGTTCTACAAGTTCCAGAACCAACCGTCAACGTTGCAGCTCCAAATGTAACAATTGAACCGGCGATGGTTATGCTTGAGTCACCTCAAGTCAATGTTGAAGCGCCAAACGTAAGCGTTGATGCACCGACAGTAAATGTGACAAATACAATCGAGCGCAAGAGAGTCCGCAAGAAGATCATCCGAGACGAAAACAATCTGATTGTTGAAGTCATTGAAGAATTTGTTGAAGGGGAAGAATAATGGCAACAGGTCTAAGTGCTTACCTCGCTAACAAATTTCTAGATGCAGTCGGCAATGCCACCGCTTACTCAGCAGCCAATGTTTATGTGAAACTTCACATCGGCGATCCAGGAGCAAACGGCACAGGCAATCCAGCAACAGAGACGACTCGAAAAGCAGCTTCATTCGGTGCAGCAACGGCCGGTGGACTTACATCCGACGCAGACGTTTCATGGACAAACATCGCAGGCTCAGAAGATGCAACCTTCTTCACAGTATGGGATAACTTGACAGCAGGAAACTTCTTATTTAGCGGAGCTGTAACAGGCAACGCATATACAGCAGGCGACACCTTCACAATTCCAAGTGGATCACTAACAGCGTCCCTAACACTCGCGAGCTAACATGGCTCAATTTGTTCTTGATACTTCTGAACTTGATTTTGACGTATTAGGCCCGATCACCTTCGCGACAGCAAGCGCTTCACTAGGATCCCTAACAGGAACGGCAACCGCAAGAATTGACAATCTTGTCGCAGCCAATGCACCTCTTGGAGCATTGATCGCACAGGCAACCATTCCACAGCCAACAGTTCAAACTGCTGGTTCGCTTGGAGTTCCGAATTACATTCAACCAAACATCATCACACCAGAGATACAGATAAAGCAACCAAAGAAAATAAAAGGACAAGCAAAGACACGATTAGGCGCGATGAAAATGCAAGCGACATCAAGAATAGATTTCTCTGTGCTTAACGATGACGCAGAGATTCTCTTAGTGATATAGGACAAACATGCCATATTTAATAAGCGACAAGCAAAGCGACTGCGCAGGATGGGCAACCGTCAAAGAAGAAGCCGACGGCACATACACCACAATTGGATGCCACGAAAATAAGCAGGATGCCATCGACCAGATGGTGGCAGTTTCGATCGCAGAAGACATGCAACCAGGCGGCGAAGTAAGCAATCGAGCCGTAGATTTATCGCCCCCGGCATTTATTCAAGCAAACGCAAAGCGTGGACTTGCATATTTGGCAGAAGGATATGGCGGCGACGGTCTGACAGAAGGAACCAAGCGAGCAGCTCGTGAGATGGCAGCAGGCAACATAAGCGAAAACAAGATCAGGAAAATGGCCCCCTGGTTTGCTAGACACAAAGTCGATGGCCAGGCAGCAAAGAACAGCAACCCATCTGATCCACAATATCCAGGCGCAGGATTAGTCGCCTGGCTTTTATGGGGCGGAGATGCAGACTTCAGCGACCGAGCACAAAACTGGGCGCAAAGAAAAATAGACGCACTCGACGCAGAAGAAGACTCAAGGAGCAAAATGACTAAGAAAATAGAACGCCGCACATTTACGATCAAGAACGTAGAAGCACGCCAGGCAGAAGACGGAACGATGCGCCTCTCTGGATACGCAGCCGTATTCAACGAAGACAGCCTGCCGCTTCCATTCCTTGAGAGGATCGCACCGGGCGCATTTCGCAAGACCCTGACAGAAACACCAGATGTGCGCCTCTTGATCAATCACGAAGGCCTACCTTTAGCAAGGACGAAGAACGGAACCCTTCGCCTGACAGAAGACGAAGCCGGACTTTATATGGATGCAGACCTCCCAGACACGCAAGCAGCTCGCGACCTTTACACCCTGGTCGAGCGCGGCGACGTTGATCAGATGAGCTTCGCATTCCGAGTGATCCGCCAGAAGTGGAGCGAAGATCGCAGCCGCCGAGTTCTTACCGAGCTCAGTCTTTCTGACGGCGACGTTTCAGTCGTTACGTATCCAGCCTATCCAACGACCACAGTCGAAGCTAGGGAACAATTAAAGGCAGCGATACAGGCAGTTAAAGAAGGACGCGATATCAGTCCAGAAACTATGCTGGTTCTTGAAAATATTTTCTCGGATCTTTCAGAAGGTCACGAATACATTATGAAAGCAGCACAAATCATGTCTGAATTTATGATGATGGAAGATTCCACATACATGCAAGATGAAGAAGATCGCGCAGTCGATACAGTCGGCAGCTTTGTCTCTTGGGATAGTTCCGGCGGTACAGCTCGTGGAAGAGTCGAACACGTTATGCGCGAAGGCGTTCTAGGAATACCTGGCACAGATTTCTCAATTACAGCCGAAGATGGTGACCCTGCGGTTTTGATTAGAATTTATGAAGAAGTTCGAGATGGATGGCAAGCAACGGAAACTCTTGTAGGACACAAAGCATCCACACTCACAGCAATCGATGCATTGCCAGAACCAAGTCCAGAAGAAGCAACTCGCAAGATTTCGCTTCGCCTTGCGCAAGCAATCGTCAACAATACAAACTAGAATTCTGCTGCAATCAGCAGATACAAAGCCGGAGCGCCTCTCGCACCCAACATGCGCCGCGAGATTAAGTGACACCACTTTGATCCAAACCATAATCAGAAGGAGATCAATACATGTCAAAGTCTTTCCTTGATAAATTGATCGAGCGTCGTGATGCAGTCAAGTCAGAGATGGACGCAGTTCTCGAAGCAGTAGCAGAAGAGAACCGCACTGACCTCACAGCAGAGGAAACCACAAAAGTGGACACACTCGTAGAAGAATCACGCTCACTCGATACAAAGATCGAAAAGATGAAAACACAGGCAGATGCAGATGCAAAAGCATCTGAGATCCGCTCAGCAGTTTCAGACGTTGTAATGCCAAAGATCGGCGGAGCAACAGTTACACGCGAAGAGCGCACATACTCAGCAAACTCAGCAACATCATTCGTGAAGGATGCATTTAATGCACAGTTCTCAAATGACTATGCAGCAAACGAGCGCCTAGCACGCCACATGCGCGAAGAGTCAATCGAGCGTCGCGATGTTGGAACGGCACAGTTCGAAGGTCTTGTAATTCCACAATACCTCGTCGATCTTGCAGCTCCACTAGCACGCGCAGGACGCCCATTCGCCGATGCAGCGACAAACAAGATGGCACTTCCACCAAGTGGAATGACCCTGAATATTTCTCGCATGACGACCGGAAGTTCAACGGCCGTACAAGTTACACAGAACGATGCAGTATCAGAAACTGATGTGGACGATACATTGCTCACAATTAATGTGCGTACGATCGCCGGACAGCAAGATATTTCACGTCAGGCACTAGAGCGCGGAACAGGCATCGACACATTTGTGATCGCTGACTTGATCAAGTCATGGCACACAACACTCGACTCACAGATCCTTAATGGTGCAGGCACAGCCGGCACAATCAAGGGCCTTCGTGCTTCAGGTGGAAACGCCGTAACATTCACATCAACAGCGCCAACTGTCGCATTACTTTATCCAAAGCTTGCTGATGCAATTCAGCAGATCCAGACAAACGCATTCGTTTCACCTACACACTGGGTAGTTCACCCACGTCGTCTAGCCTTCTTGCTTGCAGCAGTAGACAGCACAAACCGTCCACTTGTTGTACCAGCAGCGAATGGCGCAATGAATGCAGTCGGCGTCGGCGGAGCACCTACATACGGAAACTCCGGATACCAGATGCTCGGACTTCCAATCATCACAGATGCAAACGTCGGAACGACATACGGAACGACTACAAATCAGGATGAAATCTATTGCGTCACATCAAGTGAAGCTCATCTTTGGGAACAACCAGGATCACCATTCGCACTTCGCTTCGATGCGACAGGCGCTGGCAACCTTCAGATCAAGTCTGTCGTTTACGGTTACGCCGCATTCACAGCAGAGCGCTACCCACTTGCAGCCTCGATTATTTCAGGCACAGGTCTAAGCGCTCCAACCTTCTAATCGAAGGCAAGCACTAAATTGTGCAGGGCGAGTGGCCCACCCCCCGAGTCACTCGCTCTGCACTTCTAACAGGGGGAAACAAATGAAGACAGCACACAAAGTAACAATCGGTTCGTGCGATCCAGGATCCGTAAATGGATCCTTTGCATACAGACTGATCCAACTTGCGCAAGCAAGAAGCAGCAGACTCGGGCCATTTGTGAGAATTAAGGGTTCCGGACTTTTATCAAAGCAACGAAACCGCATGGTGAAACAATTTCTGGATAACACAAACAGCGACTGGCTTCTCATGTTGGACTCAGACGAACAGCTGACGACGCAAGCATTCGACGCCTTGATCGACACAGCCCATGACAAAGATCGCCCGATCGTCGCAGGCCTTGTCTTTGCAGGATTTGGAGTACCAGGCAAGCCTTACCCAAAGCCAGTCCCGGCGATATTTCAGGACTCGGACAAGGGCTTTCTTCCGCTTTACAAATACGACAAGAATTCAGTCTTTGAAATTGACGCAGCTGGAACCGGATGCCTGATGGTTCACCGAAGCGTTCTAGAGAAGATGCGCGAAGTCGCAGACCCAAACCAGGGAACCGATTGGTGCTGGTTTTGGGATGGGCCAGTAAATGGCGACTGGATCGGGGAAGATTTATTATTCTGCCGAAGGGCAAAGGCGCTCGGATTCAAGATCCACGTCAACACAGCCGCAGTTCTACCCCATCAAAAGAGCTTCTGGATGGAAGAGATCCATAATGACATTTGGAAAGATTAAGAAGATCCGGCGCAAGCCGGCAAAGGAAACAGCAACCGCCGATCCCAAATTAGAACGAGCAATGCTGCCGAAACCGGAAAGAAGGACGAAGCGTGGCCCTAACTAATGCCTATTGCACTCTAGCCGAATTAAAGGCCTCACTTGCGATCACAGACAGCGTGGACGACACACCACTCGAAGCAGCGATCACAGCAACAAGCAGAATGATCGACGATTACACCGGGCGCTTCTTTTACCGCAACGGAACGACGCAATCACCAGTGGCTCGTTATTACACACCACTCGATCCGTGGACGATGAACATGGACGACAGCGTCTCGATTACAGAAGTGGCAACAGACGATAACTTCAACCAGACATGGGATACCGTTTGGTCAACAAGCGACTACATGCTCGAGCCAGTAAACAATCCACAGCGCGGATGGCCAGTCAACCGCATCCTTGCAATTGGCCGGTACGTTTGGCCTTATTATTTGCCACAGGCCTGCCGAATTACCGGCGTCTGGGGATGGACAGCAACACCAGCAGAGATCAACATGGCAACCTTGATCCAGGCAGCTCGCCTCTTCACACGCCGCCAGTCGCCATTCGGGATCGCAGGAAGCCCGGACTTAGGCACAGTGCGCCTCACAGCCAAACTCGACGCAGACGTTGAAGCTTTGCTTCGACCATTCCGCAAGAACAATGGGCTGGCCAAATAATGCCAATGAGTCCAAGCCAAGTCCGCGATGGCCTTAAAACACGATTACAGACCATAACAGGCCTCCGCGTTTACGATTTGATACCAGAGCCAGTAACACCGCCATGCGCGGTCGTAGGACAACTAGATCTCACATTTGATATCGATAACGCCAGAGGACTGGATCAGGCAACCGTAGATATCTATGTGATTGTTCAACGCTTCTCCGAAAGAGCAGGCCAGGACAAGCTCGATGGATACCTTGCAGGAACAGGAGCAACATCTATCAAAGCAGCGATAGAAGGAGACAGAACGCTCGGCGGAGCATGCCAGACATTGCGAGTGACCAGCGCAGAGTCTGGAACATACGACTCTCAATCAAACACATTTCTCTCGTACCGATATCGCCTAACAATCTACGGATAAGGAACCGATATGACATATACAATAATCTCAAACCGGGAAGTCTGCGGAAAGACCACAGGCGACACGCTCACAGCCGAAGAATTGCAAGATGCAGGAGTCAGCGCAGAAACTCTGATCGCCGGCAACCACATCAAAGCAAGTAACACAGCACCACAAATCCCATCCATCACAATCAAAATAGAAGAAGGAGCGACTAAATAATGGCTCGCATAGTTCTCACAGACGCATTCGTCTCCGTTGGCGGAGTGGATCTGAGCGATAGAGTCGCTTCAGCAACACTAAACACCACACGCGACGTAGTCGAAACCACAGCATTCTCATCAACAGCAGCAAAGACAAGAGTCACTGGCCTTATAGATAACTCAGTAACCCTTGAATTCCATCAAGACTATGCAACAAGCGAAGTGGAACAGACAATCTATCCACTTCTAGGAACAGCATCAACAGTAATCGTAAAGCCAAACGGCGCTTCTACCAGCGCGTTTAATCCCAGTTATACATTCTCCGCTATAATTTCAGAATGGACTCCGATAAACGGATCCGTTGGAGAATTGGCCACAGCTAGCGTGACCTGGCCGATCACAGGAGCAATCACTAAGGCGGTCGCATAATGGCAAGAATCGTACTAACAAACGCATCCGTTGTATTTGGAACGACTGATCTCAGTGACCACATTGCGAGCATCACTCTAAATTCAACATTTGATATCGTCGAGACAACTGCATTCGGTAACACAGCAAAGACACGTGTGGCCGGACTTGCAGACAATTCTGTAACGTTTGAATTCCACCAGGACTATGCAACTTCAAGCGTTGAGCAAACAATCTATCCTTTACTTGGAACAGCAGTCTCAGTGGTTGCAAAGCCAGTAGCAGGAACGACAACAACAATCAATCCGCAATACACATTTTCTACGCTAGTTTCAGAATGGACTCCGCTAAATGGATCCGTTGGTGAATTAGCAACTGCAAGTGTGACTTGGCCGATCTCCGGCGCAATTACCAAAGCAACATCCTAAAGAAAATAGGGGGAAACAAAGATGGATGGATTATTTATCAAGGTAAAAACAAACGATGGAACAGATGCAACCTTCCCGTTGCGTCCAAGAATCATCGTGGACTTTGAACAAAAGTACGGAAAAGGACTCGCAAAACTTATCGGCGAAGAGCAAAAACTAGAGCACATCTATTATTTAGGATGGCTCGCACTTCGAGCAAACGGCAAGGTTGTGAAACCCTTCGGGCCAGAATTCTTAGATACATTAGAAGCGGTATCTCTGGACACAGACCCAAATTCCGAATCCACAGAAACAGCCTGACATATTCAATAGCAGCAGTTTCTGTGGAGACAGGCATCGACCCGATCAGTTTATTAGATGCACCAGAAGGCATACTTGAAGCGATCGTGATCTACCTGAAAGAGCGAGCAAAGGCGGTCAATAAAAATGGCGGATGAAACAGTAGTGATATCCGGCATCAAAGAAACCATCGAGTCGCTTAAAAAATTCGACAAGGATGCAGCTCGTCGGCTGAACAAAGTGATCAACGACGAGCTCGCCCTTGCCGAAAGCGCAGCCAGGGCCAAAATCGAAGACAAACCACCGATGAGTGGATGGCGCACCGTTCCAGCGGTAAAGGGCCGAGTACGCGGTGGGCAAGGCTGGCCAGCATGGGAACCAACAGCGATCCGCCAGGGCATCAAGAAGACCAGAGTCGAAGGCAAAGTCCGATCCGATTACACCACCAGCGCCGGCGCACTCGTCCAGAAGACAGCAGCTGGTGCCATTTGGGAAGTAGCAGGACGACGAAGCGGCGGATCAGGAACAGGCCGCAACATGATCGGCGTTCTTAACGAAAGATTCAAAGGCGCATCGCGTGGCATCTGGGCCGTTGTAGATAAAGACGCGGATAAAATTCGCAACAATGTTCGCAAAGCAATAGAAGATGCACAGAAACTCTTGAAAGCAAATCTAAACAAGGAGAAGGGATAACCACGTGGCAGTAGGAGCAGTAGTCGCCCGGATTATTACCCAATACTCCGACAAAGGAAGCAAAGCAGCAGCCAGGGATATAAATAAACTTGGTAAATCCTTCGACAAATTTGCAGGCAAAGTAGGCAAAGCATTTGTGATCGCAGGCGCAGCTGCGGCAGCCTTCGCAGTTAAGATCGGTGTAGATTCAGTAACAGCTGCGATCGCAGACGAAAAATCACAGACACTTCTAGCCAATTCTTTACGCAATACAACAGGAGCAACCGACGCAGCGATCGCAGCGACAGAAACCTACATCGACCAGATCCAGAGAACCTTCGGGGTGGTCGATGATGAGCTTCGTCCGGCGCTAGGAAAACTCGCCTCAATAACCGGATCAATTACGGATGCACAGAAACTGCTAGGCCTTGCCCTTGATATCTCAGCAGGCGGAAGTGTTGATTTAGGATCAGCAACAAATGCCGTCACAAAGGCGCTACAAGGAAACTACAAAGCGCTCCGCAACATGGGCGTTCCGATCACAGATGCAATGGTCAAATCCAAAGACCTCAATGCCGTTCTAGCAATAACAGCCAAAACATTTGCAGGAGCAGCAGCAGCAAGAGCAAACACATTCGAATTCAGAATGACCCGGCTCAACATTGCTCTGGACGAAGCAAAAGAAACATTAGGCACAGCACTTCTGCCTACCCTAGAAGATTTATTTACCACGCTGACGACTAAAGTCATTCCAGCGGTTCAAAAGTTCCTAGAAGAAAATGGCGACAAACTCGTCGCAGCCTTCCAGATGGCAATTAAAGCCGTTGTCGGTTTTGGATTTGTGGTCTTCAAAGTCTTTCAGTTTGTAGCAAAGAATAAAAACTTATTCATAACACTCGGTGCAATCTTCGCCGCTACATTTGTAGCAGGCAAAGTGATCGCATTTGTTACAGCGATACAAGGACTGATCAAGGCATACAAAGCGATCAGAGCAGCAGCACTCGGCGCGGCAGCGGCACAGGCAGCTGCAACCGGCGGAATATCCGTAGCAGCAGCCGTAGCCGGAGTCGCAGCCTTCACAGCAACTCTCGGCGGTCTTTATTTTGCCGTCAAGGGCGCAAACAATGCAATGGATGGCTTGGAACAAAGTGGCGAAGATTTAGAGTTCTCATTCGACGGCTTAAACGACAAGACCGACGACTTCCTGACAAACCTCAAAGGCCTCAATGTTGATCTTGGAAAGACTACAGCAAAGACAAAGGCACAAACAGCAGCCGATGTATTAGCAGCTAAGGCAAAGACAGTTCTCGCAGCTCTGGAAAAATTAGGCGTAAAGCCGACAACAGAGAAGGATCCAATCCAGCTCGAAGCAGCACGCCTGAACCTTCTCAAGCAAAACAACCTAGAAGAGCAACGCCGACTTGCAGCAATCATTGAAAACATCAATGCTCAAATGAAGGCTAATCAAGCAGTTGAGCGATATGTTGATTTGCTTGGAGTCGTTGCAGATCAAGTTATTTCAGATCAAGAAGTCATCCTTCTTGCCCGCAAATGGGGAATCAGCGCAGAAGCCGTTGTCGCTTATACAACCGCCGTTTTTGCAGTCAATGATGCAACCCTTTCAACAGAAGAAATTGACCTGCTTGCAAAGCAATGGGGAATCACCAAGCAACAAGCAGAGATGTATCTTGACTTTTTCAAATACATCAATGATGGAAAACTAGATCAGAGCGAAGTCAATGCTTTAATGGACAAGTGGAAACTGACTAGCAAAGAAGTTTCAGAATATGCAGATAAGATTTCAAAGGGTGTAACTCCATCAGATTTATGGCCGACACCTGGCAATCAGGCAGCAAAGTCTTGGCGTGATGCACTTGCAGCTTTGAATGCCTACAATGCAGCTTTAGGAATCAAACTTGCACCAACGATGCCAACAACACCAACACCAACACCAGGCGGTGGCGGCGGTGGTGGGGGTGGCGGTGGTTCAAATATATTGTCAAACATTCCTGCAATACAAGAAAGAGTTTCAGTTATAGGTGAAAATGGCAAAGAATTCCTGAAACTTATAGACAATGTTGCACCTGTATTTCAAACCTTAGAAGATAGTGTTGCAAGAAATGCTACTATTTCACAAGGAGTTGTGACCCAACCATTTAATGCAGGTTCATTCAGAATGGCAGAAGGTGGAAGTCTATTTTCATCAGGTGCAGTTGGATCACGCGATGTTGTTGTGAATGTGACAGTTCAAGGAAGCGTCACATCCGAAAACGATCTGGTTACATCCATTCGCAACGGATTGCTTCAAGGACAAAATAACGGCCAGGCAATTGTAAAATCAGCGGTGACAATCTAATGTCAATGCCTACGCTTGGCGTTGCGGTTGATTTTGCTAACGGCCCGGCCTTTGGCAATCCGCTTATTCTTGGAGACGCTTCAACGCCATTAGGCACAGGCATCCTGGCAGATACGGCTTCAGATGTTGTCGATGTTTCAGACATAACGCTTCGCGTGTCTATTCGCAGAGGAAGAAACAGAATCCTCAACAAGTTCGAAGCAGGAAGCGCAACGATCGTTCTTGAAGATCAAAACGGCGACTGGGTACCTTCCAATCCAGCATCTCCCTATTACGGCAAACTTGTACCACTTCGCAAAATTCGAATATGGGCAGATTACAATTCAGTCCGTTATTACCTTTATTCGGGCTACATTACGAGCTACGACACAAACTTCAGCGTTGGATTCAACAACCTTTCTACCGTCACCCTGCAATGCGTGGACGCCTTCCGCTTATTTTCTAACGTGGCAATTTCAACCGTTGCCAGCACTTCAGCAGGGCAGACAACAGGGGCGCGGATGGAAAACCTGCTCGACGTTGCATCATTTCCAACTTCGATGCGCGTGATTGATACAGGAGACAGCACCGTCCAGGCGGATCCAGGAACCGAGCGCGACCTATTGAACGCACTTCAGACAATAGAAAATAGCGAGTTCGGTGGCTTTTACATTGATCCAGAAGGAAATGCCACATTCCTCTCACGTGATACTGTGGCACAGAAGGCAGATCAGACAGCAACAGATTTCTCAGACGGCGGAACAGGAATCTCTTACCAGGCGATCGATTTCGCCTATGACGACACCCTGATCTTTAACGACGTGACAGTTAACCGGGTGGGGGGCACAGCTCAAACGGTTCAGGACACCAGCAGCATCGAAACCTACTTCATCCATTCCGGAAAGCGCGAAGGATTGCTGATCCAAACCGATGCCGAGTCTTTAGATCAGGCAACGATGATCTTGCAATCGCGCAAAGATGCAATCTTCCGCATTGATTCCATCGGGCTTAACCTAGCAGACGACACCGAAACTGCCAGGATCGTGGCAGGCCTAAGTTTAGACATCTTCGATTTGGTCAACATTACAAAGACTACCCCAGGCAGCACTTCTGTTACGCTTGAGTTATTCGTACAAGGAGTGCAACAGGACATAACCACCAACACATGGACGACCAAATTATTCACAGCAGAGCCTATAATTCAAGCGTTTATCTTAGACTCGACAACTCAAGGAATATTGGATGGCGCAAACTCTGTGCTTTCCTACTGATTAAGGAGCAACAATGGCAAAGCAGACATTCACGACCGGTCAAGTTTTGACCGCAGCACAAATGACAGCGCTGCAACAAACTGCGATGTTAGGCGGAGCTGCAAGCGCAAAGACTGCTTCTTATGTGCTTGTTGCAGCTGATGCCGGTGATGCAATCACAATGAGCAACGCAGGAGCAACCACGATCACAGTCAACACCGGATTGTTTGCTGCCGGCGACATTGTCACGATCATCAACATTGGAGCAGGCGCCTGCACGATTACAGCAGGAACGGCAACAGTTACGACTTCAGGATCCCTTGTTCTAGCTCAAAATCAGGGCGGCGTTCTTCGCTTTACGAGTTCAAGCGCTGCGATTTTCTTACAGTTCGCAACCCCGGCATCAGGAGACATTGAAGGAGTTACAGCCGGCACAGGATTGTCAGGCGGCGGAAGTTCAGGAACCGTCACACTTTCAATTGACACAGCAACAACTGTGGACAAAACAACAGCTCAGACTTTGACAAATAAGACTCTGACCGCGCCACTTATCAATCTAGCCTTCAACGCACAAACTGGAACAACTTACACACTTGTAGCAGCAGATTCAGGCAAATTAGTTACCACATCAAATGCCTCTGCCGTTACGGTTACGGTTCCGCCTTCTGTCTTTAGCGCCGGCGAACAGATCAATGTGCAAAGCATTGGTGTAGGACTAACATCTTTCGCGCAAGGTGCAGGAGTCACGATCACTTCAACAGGTGCAACCGCCACAGCCCCCATCCTTAGAGCGCGTTATTCAGCGGCTACTATTATATGCACCGCTTCAAATGTATTTACAATCGTGGGCGACCTGAGCTAATGAGTCCAATTCTTGGGATTATTGCATCATCTAAGTTGGTTGCAAGTGGCTCTTACGAGTCTATTGCTACTCTAAATGGAGACGGCTCCACAGCTAGTGTTACTTTTAGCTCTATTCCTAGCACCTATAAACATTTACAGTTGCGTGCAAACCTTTTAACTAATACAGGTGGTAGAACTGTTTTTTGGCGAGCCAATGGCGATACAGGTGCTAATTATGTTGACCATACTTTGTCGGGTTCAGGAACAGCGGCAGGTGCTAACTACACAACTGGAAGCACAGCTGCTCAATTTTTTGGTGCTGTGACAGGCACATCCGCAACTTATCCTAATGCTGTTATCTTTGATTTGATTGACTATGCCTCAACTACTAAATACAAAACAGCAAGGGTTTTTACAGGTGTTGATGAAAATGGCTCAGGAGAAGTAGCCCTTTTTTCTGGATTATGGATGTCCACAAGTGCTATCAATAGTTTGACGATAAGGATGTCTAGTGGATTTTTTACTAGCACATCAACCTTCTCACTATACGGAATTAAGGGAGCGTAAATGCCAACAACATACGAACCAATCGCTACTACGACTTTAGGAAGTTCTGCGGCATCTATTACATTTTCAAGTATCCCAGCAACTTATACTGATTTGAAAGTTATTTTAACTCCAATTTCAACAGGCGTTAGTGATTACAATTTATTTTATCAATTCAATAACGATACCAGCACAAATTATTCTAGAACTCGCCTAAGTGGTAATGGTACAACTGCCGTATCTGGTAGAGGAACCAGTTTAACCTATGGTTTAATCACTTATTCTAAAGGATTTAATCCCATTCCTTCTTTATTTAGTTTGGATATATTTTCATACGCAGGTTCTACATATAAAACACAACTTAGTTCAAGTTCCGTAGATATGAATGGTAGTGGTGAAGTGTCTAGGATGGTTCTTTTGTGGCGTTCTACTTCTGCCATTACTTCTATTCTTTTCTATACCGATGCTAGTAACAACTTTGCCACTGGCACAACCGCGACTCTGTATGGGATAAAAAATGCCTAGTACCTACACACTCATCTCATCCAATGTACTTAGTAGCACCGCTGCATCTGTTACCTTCTCTGCTATTCCTAGCACTTATACGGATTTAGTAGTGAGGCTAAGTCTTAGAGATACTGGTGCAGGTCTAGATGGTCTTTATTGGCTTACATTTAACGGATCTGGTGGTACTGCGTACTCAAACACTTTTCTCTACGGTTATGGAACAGGTACTGGCTCAGGTAGAGCAGCTAATCAAGCTGGCATTTATGATCTTTACGGTTTAGATGGATCAACTGCTACCGCAAATACTTATGCTTCAAGTGAGATTTACATACCTTCTTACACGGTGGCACAAAACAAACCAATTTCACAATTTGGAGTACCTGAAACTAATGCCGCAAGTTTTTCTAATGGTATGGGAATAACGGCTGGCCTATGGCGTAACACAGCTGCTATTACAAGTCTAACAATTCAAAGCAGTATTACTTCCTTTGCATCCACATCATCTTTTTACTTATACGGCATCAAAAACTCATAAGGAGCAACAATGACAACACCAACAGCAATCGAAATCAACTGCGAAACAGGCATCGTGACAGAGCGCCCATTGACTGCCCAAGAGATCGCAGCCAATGAAGGAGCACAGGCACAGGCTGAAGCCGATGCCAAAGCCGCAGAAGAAGTGGCAACGGCAAAGGCAGCAGCCAAAGCCTCTGCCCAGGCAAAACTTGCAACTCTCGGTTTAACCGCCGATGAGGTTGCAGCACTTCTAGGCTAACTCTTCCCCCACCGATCAAGGAGCCATAATGGGCATTTCCACCCGTCAAGTCACCGTCACCACAGCAGCAACAGCACTTGTTGATGCAACGCAAGAAGCAGAGATGGTCTATCTTCACAGCTCAAGCGGCACATGCTTTGTGGGCAATTCAGATGTAACCTCAAGCACCGGATACAAGATGGATAACGGCGACAAGATCACGATTGAGAATAAAGCAAACGGAATCTGGGCAATCACCAGCTCGGGAACCGTCACGATGCAAGTGATGGCAATCGGCAAATGACAGCCCAGGATTATGCAGCTCTGATTGTTTCGATCCTTACGATTGCCGGAGCATTTGCAGCGATAACTCGATGGCTCGTAAAGCACTATTTGGCAGAATTGAAGCCCAATGGCGGCAGCTCGGTAAGCGATAGAATTTCAAGAGTGGAAAGCAGAGTCGACGAGATCTACAGCCTTCTATTGGAAAACAACAGAAGCAAAGGGGGAAGAAAATGAACCAAAGAGACAAGATGATCCAGATCGCTCAAGCAGAGCTCGGATACATCGAAGGGCCAGCCGATAACCAGACGAAATACCAGAAGGCAAACGTCGCATGGTGCGGCGCCTTCGTTAACTGGGTAGCAAAACAGGCCGGCGTAAGAATTCCAAACTGCGTCTACACCCCGGCAGGGGCGGTCGCCTTTATGGACAAGAACAAATGGCAAGATGCAGCTACGGCAACGCCAGAGCCAGGCGATATCGTCTTCTTTGATTTCCCAGGCGACGCGCTCGACCGGATCAGTCACGTAGGAATCGTGATCAAGGATAACGGCGACGGAACCGTCACCACGATTGAAGGCAACACCAGCCCCGATAAGAAGGGCGATCAACGCAATGGCGGCGAAGTGTGCCGTAAGATCAGGGCGTACCAGAACAAGAACCGGGGCAAACTCAAGCCATCATTGGCCGTAGCCATTGTCGGCTTTGGGAAACCAACCTACAAGGAGACAGAATGAACAAGCCAGCACTCGAAGCGATTATCAAGACATATCTACGAGCAGCAGCAGCTGCGGCCGTAGCTCTTTATTTAGCAGATCCAAACCAGCCAGCGAAGAATTACTTGGTGGCAGGCTTAGCAGCAATCGCAGGGCCAGTCCTTAAGGCGCTAGATAGCAAAGCAACCGAATTCGGACTCGGAGCAAAGTAGTCGATGAATCGGGGGGAAATTCTTGAAGAAGCAGCTCGACTCACAGCCAAAGATCGCCAGAAGACATATGGCGATCCAACCGTCAACCATTGCAGAATTGCAGACTTATGGACGACATACCTGGAGCAGCAGATAACCCCACAGCAAGTGGCAATCTGCATGGCGCTCGTTAAAGTCGCACGATTGATGGAAACAGAGACAGAAGACTCCTTCGTGGATTTAGCGGCATACGCAGCGATCGCCGGCGAGATTGCGACAAACAAATGAAGGAAATGATTATCCTCGTTCCGACCAGAGGACGCCCGAGCAACGCGGTCGAATTGCTTGCAGAGCACTACAAACTTTCTACACATTCAGACATCCTCTTCATCATTGACGCAAACGATCCAGAGCATGACCAGTACGAATTTGAAGTAGGCGCTCACAAGTGCATGACGATCGAGAACGAAACCCGGGGCATGGCTTACCCGATCAACAAGGCAGCAAACGCGATCGTCAAAGAAAACAAATACCAATACTTCGCCTTCTTAGGCGATGACCACCGCCCACGCACAGCCGGGTGGGATGGCATTCTCATCCAGGCAATGCAACGGCGGCCGTCAATGGCCTACAGCAACGACTTGCTACAGGGAGAACGACTTCCAACCATGATCACGATGACCTCGGACATTGTTGCAGCTCTTAACGGCATGGTTCCGCCAAAGATGAAGCATTTATACCTTGATAACTTCTGGAAGAAACTAGGCCAGGATTTAGGAGCGCTGACTTATCTCGATCACGTTATCGTTGAACACATGCATCCGATCGCAGGCAAGGCAGAATGGGATGAGGGATACAAGGAAGTCAATGCAAATGAGATATACGCATTCGACGGCCTTGCTTATCAGAATTACATTCAGAGCGAAGCCTACGAATTACTCAAGCGCAAACTAAGGCCATGAAGCAGCTCATCGCATACTCTTTATACGGCAGCCAAGAGCGATACACGATCGGTGCGATCAAGAACGCAATTCTGGCCACCAGGCACTTCAAGGGATATACCCTGCGCTTCTACACCGGGGCCTCGGTTCCAGAATCAATCAAGCAAATCCTTCGCCTCTTCCCCCACGTGCAGCTCGAAGAGCAGGATGGGCCAGAAGATCACAGAGCCAAACTCTGGAGATTTCAGGCTTTAACAGATCCAGAATTTGACGTTGTTCTCAGCCGCGATGCAGACGCCAGGCTGACGCACCGAGAACGGATCGCGCACGAAGAGTTTCTAGCAAGCGGCCTCGATTTCCACATTATGAAAGACCACCCCACAGGCCACAATTATCAGATCAGCGCCGGCATGTTTGCAGCTCGTACAAAGGCAATCCCGGCCCATTTGGATTATTACGAACAAGGCGATTACTACACAGCAGACCAGGACTGGCTGGCGGCCCACATTTGGCCGTTGATCAAGGACGCAAGCCTGATCCACGATGAGAGCTACCAAACCCCCACAGAAGGACGCAGCAAGCGCCGGCCATTTCCCATTGCAAAGAAGGCAACCCTGCACCACATAGGGGCAGCTCTTGAAGCAGATGACCGCTTTCATTTCAGTAGCGACCAAGCGATCGCAAAGGCCGAATCAGGAAGCGACAAATACCTGGCAGAATGGCTCGTATGAAAATCCTTATCACAGGAGATGCCGGCTTCGTTGGCCGCGCTTTCCACAGAGCGCTCGATAACAAAGGCCATGAGATCACCGGCATCGACATCGCAAACGGCCTAGATTGCAGAGATTTCTTCAAGAAGGACGACACCAGATACGACGTCGTTATTCACCTTGCCGCGATCGTCGGTGGCCGCGCCTTGATTGAAGGCAACCCTTTGGCCGTTGCCAGCGACCTCGCGATCGACAGCGACATGTTCCAATGGGCGGTAAGAACCAAACCAAAGCACCTCGTTTATTACAGCAGCTCGGCGGCTTACCCCATCTATTTACAAAGAGCCGCCTATAAGCAACGCCTTCGAGAAGGCGACATCAACCTCGATCACATTCGCACGCCAGACTTGAGCTACGGATGGTCAAAATTAACAGGCGAAACTTTAGCCGGATACGCCAGAGCAGAAGGCATCAACGTCACCGTCCTGCGGCCATTTAGCGGCTACGGATCCGATCAGGCCCTGGATTACCCATTCCCATCCTTGATCGCACGCGGCAAAGCCAAACAGGAACCATTCGAAGTCTGGGGAACAGGCGAGCAAGTCCGCGACTTTATTCACATCGACGACGTGGTTGCAGCTACCTTCGAAGCGATTACCAATAAGGTTAAAACTTTGAACCTTTGCACCGGGCGAGCAACCTCATTCATCCAGCTCGCAGAGATGATCATGTTGCAGCAGGGATACCTCGCACCGATCAAGAAGCACCCCGGCAAGCCAAGCGGAGTCGAATACAGAGTCGGCGACCCCACGAAAATGTTGCAGATTTATGAACCAAAGATCAGCTTAGAAGAAGGAATCGCCAGAGCACTCGCACAATAAGAAAACCCCCCATCGCCGTCTACAAAGCGATGGGGGGATTTCTGCATCCCTATTACAGATCGGACGGATCTCGAATCGGACGCATTATTCGAGCAATCTGCTGGTTGCCCCAAAAAACAAGCAACCAGTTCGGCAAGGTTGGGATTTTCAATTCTTTCTTTGGGAGCAGCACGATCAGGAAAGACCACAGGCCAAAGAAGAAGCCAAAGGCAAACCAGAACCAGATCCGGCGGCCATAGGCCAGCGCCAGGATCCCGGCAACAGGGGCAATGAGAAGGTTCCACCAACTCATCGGACGTAGGCTTTCAGAGCATCCACAATGACCTCGCTGACTGATTTCTGATCAACAGCAGCCCGGGCCTTTACAGCAGCCCACAGCTGATCGGACACCCGGACAGAACGCGCCTTCTTAACGGCCATTAGAGATCACCTCGTCGATCATGACAGAGCAGGATCCGTAGCCAGAACCAGTCCAGCACAGATCGCGAGTGCCATAGGTCAAGGCCACCAGCACAAGCAAGGCAAGGACAAGGGCGACGCGACGACGACGGACAAACTTGCGATCCATTCTCATCATTCGCCTCTCAATGCAGCTAAATATGAAGGCAAGGCAGACAAGACATTCACCATGACCGCCTGCATCAATTCAGGATCCTGGCCCTGGGCCGCATCGACAAGATTGCGACCAGCCAGTTCCATGCCATCGCTGATATCCATAAGAAGAGCTTTCATTGCAGCCATTTATTTATCCTCATTCGCTAATTGAGCCTCAAAGCAAGGCAGGCAGACGTTCATCTTCTCAACCGATCTAAATATTTCCTTGCATCCGATACAGACGCACTCATGCATTTCATACCAGCTCATCACTTTGTCGCCGTTCTGTAATTGCAGCCCGGGCATTCTTGGAAATGCATAAACTTGCCACGATCCCAAACATAGATCGAGCAGCCATGCATTTCAGTTTGGCACTTAGGACAGAGATTCTTTGTAGCCATTTTATTACCCCCACCGGCTGAGACATTCGCTCCTTGCCGATAAGAGAATCTTGGCATACGTATGGACGAACAGCAATACGAAACAAGCAAAATGAAAGTGAACTCCTGCGGTGTTATTCCTGTGAAAGCCAGGGCCACAGGCGTGGAATAGGCACTAGAAGCCGGCAAACGGCGTGTCGGCCACCGATCAGGGCCAGCGCAAGGCACAATAAGCCGACCAGGGCCACAGGCCCACCAAACAAGGGGGAACCAATGCAAACGCAATACCTGATCTTCGCCGGGGCCATAGCCGCCTGCGGAATCCTTTATTTATTACTCAAGGTCGGAGACGATCCGATTGCCAAAGAGATCCAAGAAGCACAGCAATACGAAGGCAAGCAGAAGCGGATCAAGAAGGCGCTCGAAAAATGAGTTTAGATCGACGCCCATTGTTTTCAGTACACACAAACGGCGAAGGGCGGATTGCTTTATATTTAGAAGAGCAAGATGCCGTTCTTGACCTGCTTGAAGAAGCAGGCAAAGAAGCAAACGGCGACTACATCGCAGCTTTGCATCGAGCATCTTATATAAATCAAATTTCACCAGACAGCAGCGAGTGGCTCGAGTACGAAAGAATGCGTCAGATTCTCCCGGCGACAGTTTTGCTGATCGCATCAATGACAGAGAACGAAGCGCTCGATTTAGCACAGGACATCGTGCGCAACGTTGCAGCTCGCAGAACCCCACGATTGGAGATCGTAAAGTAAAATGGCAAATCCAAACGGACGCAAAGGCGCACTCTTCGAAACAGATGTAATGCGATGGTTGCGATCCGTTGGAGCAATTGCAGAACGACTCACCAAAGCCGGCAGCAAAGACGAAGGCGACATCGTCGCGATCGTTGCAGGCAAGACATACATCCTGGAATTAAAGAATCGAAAGAACATCTCACTCCCGGCGTTCTGGGAAGAAGCAACCACAGAAGCAAACAATTATGCGAAGGCCAGAGGATTAGAACAAACTCCACCGGCATACGTCATAATTAAACGACGCAACGCAGGAATTGAAAAGGCCTGGGTTGTTGAGAATTTGGAGCAATGGGTAAAGCGCAATGATTAGAACCAAACACTTCTTACCATTTGTGCAGCTCTTCGAAAATGCAGCATGCGCCGAATTAGAGGATCTAGATTATTTCTTCCCGGAAGGGAATGCAGAAGAGGCAAAGCGCCTCCCCAAACTTCGCGCCATCTGCGGAGCTTGTATAGAAAGAAAGGAATGCTTGGCATACGCCATCAAAGAAGAGATCCCATTTGGCATCTGGGGCGGCAAGACGCCGACCGAGAGGGGCCATAACTTGAAGCGAAATGAGAAAATAGAGCGACAGAAGCTCATCATCAAACTTCGCGATCAAGGAATCTCTACCGAAGAGATCGCCACGAAAATAGGCATCAGGACGACTCAGGTATATCGAGTCTTTACTGAAGCAAACAAGGCGAGAAAGCGAGAAGACCAATCAAACCAGCAGACAAATACAGCGTGCGCAGATTTGCCGTCATCGTTGGAATCAGCGCAATGACCAGCACGATCGCAAGCACAGCCCTAAATCCAACCCCGGCAATCCCGGTGGTTTACACCGAGCGCACAGCGATCCAGAACATAGATCCAAAGCAGCTCGCCAAAGAATTGCTGGAACCACAGCAATACAAATGTTTCACTCAGCTCGTCGGCCGCGAAAGCGCCTGGCGATCAGTAAACAATCCAACATCAAGCGCAGCAGGCGTGGGCCAACTCCTCGCCGGCACATACAAGAATCTAGGAATGCGACACCCCGAGAGCCGGGTCACACAAACTATCGCAGCTCTAGCGTATATTGGACGAAAATACGGATCCGGTGGCCCTTGCGCAGCTTGGAAACATTGGAAACGCCAAAAGCAAAAGACCGGCTACGGCTGGTATTAAGGGGGAACAATGAGCACAGAAGGAAGCATCGGCATCGTCGACTTTGACGATGGCATCGCGCAATGGCTACAGCAATACAAACATGCCAAAGAAGAGATCGCACGATGGGAAGAGATTGCAGATATCGCCAGATCGCATCTTGAAAATGCAATGGGCGATGCAGAGACAGCTCTCTACGAAAACAAACCGGTTGTCAGATGGACACGCGTCGAAAGCCGACGCTTTGATACAAAGAAGGCACGCGAAATCTTGCCACAGCAAGTGATCGACGTCCTCGAAGTCGTCAGCATGAGCAGACGCTTCACACTTGTCGATCAGGATCAGACATGAGCCTGCCCACAATTTTGCCGTCGATCGACGTTCCAGAGGTTCCAACTTGGCCCTACGAAGACGAAGAAGAGGACGACGAATAAATGTTCGTATCACCGCACGCACCAGGCAAAGCACTCGGCGATGAATTGGCAACGATCATCACGAAGGCAGGCACGTGGACACCGAGATCAAAGCAGGTCTACATCGGCCCATCCGAGATCGGGCATTCATGCACCCGGCGCATCGCTTACAAACTCCTTGACTGGGATAAAGCAAACGAGATTCCCGGCGGCGGAAACTGGGCGGCGCAGGTTGGCACAGCGATCCATTCACACCTGGCAGATATATTCGCAAAACTTGAAGATTACGAAGTGGAACAAAAGGTAACCATTCGGGCCAATCTTTCAGGAACCGTGGATTTATTTGACAAGCGTCGCGGCATTGTTATGGACTGGAAAACCACAGGCAGCACAGGGCTAGAGAAGCGACGCAAAGAAGGAGCAACAGAACAGCAGCTCGTCCAAGTCCAGCTCTACGGCTACGGCAAGGCGCAAGAAGGCGCAGAGGTTAAGCAAGTCGCACTGGTTTATTTACCAACAAGCGGCAGCCTTGATGACATGCATGTCGAGCTGCATGATTACGACGAATCCGTCGCGATCGCAGCACTTGGCAGACTTGACGTCGTCTACGGATTACTTTCGACCGTCGACGTCGAGAACAGCCCGGAACTTTGGCAATTGATTCCAGCAAGCCCCGATCGGCTCTGCAATTACTGCCCATACTTCCAACCCTTCAGTAAAGACTTAGCAAAGGCATGCAACGGAGATACCAAAGCAAAATGAGGAAGGAATTCATCACAAAGGCTCACTATCCAAATCACGACATAGGCGAGATTCTTCGATCACACAGATCAAGCTACGGCCTATGCACCGAGTGCAGCACGACAGATAAATACGTGCCATATCCATGCGATCCCATCCAGGAACTCGCAATCCCTGAGAAGACGATCAATGACATCATCAAAGAGATTGATGAAACAGCGTTGGAAAACCAACAAACAAGCAACACCACGACAAAGGGGGAATGAGAATGAACTTCTCTGAACTAGCAACAGGCGGCGACCAGCCAAAGGTTGCAGATCTAGCAAACCAATTGCTGATCATTGAACCAACCGAATACAAAGCAAGCATCACCACAGTACATGGCGACACAGATGCGATCGAAGTCAATGTGACTAACCTCGACACAGGCGAGATCCACGAAGGGCTTCTATTCTTTAACGTCGCACTTAAGAACGCGCTGAAAAACAAAGTCGGCCAGAAGGTTCTGGCACGCATTGGACAAGGAACGGCCAAACCCGGAAAGTCGGCCCCCTGGATCCTGATCGATGCAACAAGCAACCCGGCAGATTTAGCAAAGGCAAACGCCTTCGTTGGCAACGCCGGTGCAAAGCAAAAGGCATCGCCAGCTGCGGAGCCAAAGCAAGTGGTCACAGCCGAAGCATTGACGCCAGAAGTAATCGCGCTGCTGGCACAGCTCGGAGCAAAGCCTCAGTAAAATAGGAACTTCCCGAGCAACACCTTCCACTCGGGGAAGGCGCGTGGGCCAGGGGCCGTAGGGGAAACGGATCGGTTCGACTCCGATCACACGCACAAAGAGATAACAAACTAGGGGGTAACAAATGGATGAAGAGAACGCAATCGAGAAAGTCCTCGACGAGATTGTTGCAGATATTCTGAAATGGCAAAATAGAAAAAAACAATTAGACGATAAATGCTGCTCATTGGAAAGAGAGCGCGGATTTCAGGAAGGCCTGCGACTTAGCGGAGCCATTGTCCGGGGCCATTACATTCAAGTCGAAGAAGAAACAGAATGAGCGATGCGATCCTTACGACCGCGCTCCGTTTTGCAGCTGCTGGTATCAGCGCGGTACCAGTAGCAGCAGATGGATCCAAACGCCCCGGATTGCCATCATGGACGGCCTATCAGAAGAAGCGGCCTACACCCGAAGAATTGATGGGCTGGTTTGGAAAGAAGCAAGACGGCGTCGGCATCATTTGTGGATCCGTATCGGGCAACCTTGAAATGCTTGAACTTGAAGGCAGAGCAGTCGCAAAGAAGCTGCACATTGAACTTCGTGAGATATTCGAGAGCAGCGAACATGGCCATCTCTGGACAAAGCTCGTCAACGGATACATGGAGACGACGCCATCGGGCGGAATTCACTGGTTATACAGAATCAGCGATGCCAAAGTGCCAGGAAACACAAAGATCGCACAGGCAGCCGGTGAAGACGGCGGATGCCTAGCAGAAACACGCGGCGAAGGCGGCTTCGTGATCACAGCTCCATCGGGCGGCAAGTGCCACCCTTCAGGCAACCCCTGGCAGATCTCGGCCGGATCCATTGAAACAATTCCAACCTTCACGATCGCAGAGCGACAGATTATTCACCAATATTTTGCACTTTATGACGAAGTACCAAAGGCCGAATGGATCGAAGAAGAGACAAAGCCGCGCAAGGACGGCATCGAGACACCAGGGGATGCTTATAACGACACCGTCACCTGGGAAAGCATCCTCGAACCACTTGGATGGAGCAAGGTCTACAGCAAAGGCGAATCGACCGCCTGGCGACGTCCAGGCAAGTCCGAAGGCATATCGGCGACGACAAACTTCAACGGCAACGGCAAACTCTTCGTCTTTAGCACCTCGACGATTTTCACAGCTCAGAGCAGTTATTCGAAGTTTGCCGCCTACACACAGATAGAGCACAAAGGCGACTTCAAAGCAGCTGCATCACATCTGCGATCGCAGGGCTTCGGGGCAAAGACTGAACTGCGTACCGATTGGCAACAGATCGAAGCCCATAACCCGAGCCATGTGCAGCTACACGATGAAAACGAAGAGATTGCTACCAGCTCATGGATCCCACAGGACATCACCGACATGCAACTCGAAGATGAACCAGGGCCATCGATTCTCAAGCGCGAAGATGGAAACTTCATTCTTTATGCAAACAAGATCAATGCCATCTTTGGTGAAAGCGAAAGCGGCAAGACTTGGATCGCCATCGAAGCGGTGCGCCAGGAATTAGCCAAAGGCCATTGCGTCTTTTATTTAGACTTTGAAGACAGCGCTCGCGGAATCAGAGGACGCCTCAAGACGATGGGAGTGCCGGCAACAGGGCTGCGACAATTCAGATATGCAAACCCGGACGAAGGAATCACCAGGGGCATCGTCGAAGTTATTCAAAGCGAGATCCAGATCCACAAACCATCCCTGATAGTTATCGACGGCGTCAACGCAGCGATGAACCTGCTCGGCCTGGACTTGGAGAAGAACAAGGACGCCACCACCTTCTCGCAGCTCATTCTTCGCCCACTTCGGATGGAGAACGCGGCCATCTTGACCATTGACCACGTCACAAAGAGCAAGGACACCCGGGGCAATTACGCCATCGGAGCACAGGCAAAGAGAGCAGACATCGACGGCGTAGCGATCGCAGTCGACGTGGCGATGCCATTTGGCCGGGGCTTGGACGGCTGCCTGAATCTGAAAGTAACTAAAGACCGGCCAGGATTTGTCCGCGCCATCTGCCAAGACGCCAAAGACCTGGGCGTGGCAAACTTGAAGAGCAACAAGGACGGAACCATCACCGTCACGATTAGCGGCGGCACGATCGTGGTGACGACGAAGGAACAGAAGCTTCAGGAGATATCCAACTACTTCGAGCAGACAGGGGCAGAGATAGGCCAGAACGACATCCGCAAAGGCCTTCGACAAGAAGGAATCGAGATCGGCAACCAGGAACTAGGGCAGGCATTGGAGCAGCTCATCGCCGGCGGCTTCATTGATTTCAGGAAGCAAGGGCAGAAGTACCTCTACAAATTCAAGAACCAATTCATGATCGGCGACGTCAACGCATGGGAAGCGGAGTAAGCAGCCTGTGGATAACTCAACTGTTCCGCCGTTCCGCACCGTTCCGCACCGTTCCGCAGAACGGCAGGGCAAGAGCGACCAAACCGTTCCGCTGTTCCCCCCCTATAAGGGGGAACGCGGAACGGTGGAACAGCAGCCAAAGGAACAGAATAAATGAACAATTCAAACTTCAAAGCCATTTATTGCACAGCTTGTGGAAAACTTATCTGGGAAGGCTTAACCGTCGGATTTCAGATTAGACTCGACCCGGCAACCTTGACCATCCAGGAAGAGATCATCAAACGGATCGCAGGAAGCCGAACCTTCGAACTACATAAGACCGCCGTATCATTCCAAGCAGATCTACGATCGCTCAACGCCATCCAAAGAAGCCAGGGGCAGAACCCCACCATCGTGGCCAGTCACAGCTGCGCCAGGACGAAAGAGATATTCAGAACCAAAGGGCAAGAACCAGCCCAAGATGAGATCCCCGATTATTGGAACCGAAGCAAGACACCACAGCTCGAGCAAGAAGGGATACCGTTCTGATGGATTGCACAATCTGCGGCAAGAAGGCCGAGCGACCAGGGGCATGCTCACGATGTGCATCCAAAGTCCGCAACCACATCGCAGAACTTCCACAGCTGCACAAAGAAGCCGCACAATTCCTTCAGCCATCAAGGACAGGATCAGGAGCAGCCAGCACCGAGCGCAGTATTGGAATCAACATCGCAGCCTTAGATTTCACGATGGCAACCGAGCTGCTCCGAACCCTTCACTCATGGGAAAGCATGATCCGCTTCGATCGCAAACTGACACCGCCGGCCTTGATCATGAAAGAGCAAACGACAGACGGCGAAGTCTTGGCAACGGTCACCTTTCACCTAACACATCTGGACTGGTCAATCCAGCAGACATGGGCAGGAGACTTCGCCCACGAAATCCAGATCATTCATGCCAAAGGAAGGGCAGCTGCAAAGCGCTTCTCAGAGCAGCCCCGGCGAATCCCATGTCCAACAGACGACTGCAAGAAACACGTGGTCATTGACGCCGATAACTTAACGGCTGAAGTCTCATGCTTTGGATGCAAGCAGCAATGGACGGTGTTGCGGTTGATAGCATTGGCAATGAGTAACCCGAGCAAAACCTTCTATCTCGATGTTGAAGCGATTGCAATGTGGCTAGGAATTACAGAGCGCGAAGTTTATAGAACCATTAAGAAGAATGACATCCAAAGAAAAGGAAGTCTTTATGACATCGCAGCAATCATCAAGGCACGATCATGATGAATGATTTGACAAAACTGTCAATCAAATCTGATACGCTTGCGCTCAGCAGATGCAACCATTCCTGGAACAACAAGGCAATGGCATGTTGAATATAACAATCAGCATCGGCGATGTTCACACAGACATGACGACAGACAATAACCTATCATTTGACGCAATCGAGTCCTTACTCAACCGAGCAGTTACAGCAACGCTTCAATCGTATCTATCGCTGCCGGAGAAGGACAGGCTTGCACTTTATGGATCGGACTTCGAAGACGATGACGGAGAAGACGAATGAAAGAACGTGCAGTAGATGCAAAGAAACCAAACCACTAAACCTATTCTGCAAAGATAAAAGAAGAGCAGATGGAGTGCGTGAAAATTGCAAAACTTGTCGCAGCAACGATCGTCGCATTACGCATAAAGCGAATAAGAATCGCCAAGCGATACTCGAAGAACAGAACCATTCGTGTGCTATTTGTGGTGTCCACATTGAAGAGAGTGCAACAAGATTCGTAATGGATCACAATCACGAAACCAATCTGGTGCGTGGAATTCTTTGCAGCAACTGCAACGTCGGACTCGGCTACTTCAAAGACGAGCCGGGCAGACTTGGCCAAGCGATCAAGTACCTCATGGATTACGATGGCCTTACCTAGACCATGCAAGGACTGCGGAACCATTGCACGCGCAGCTCGATGCGACCAATGCGATCGCATTCATCGAAAGATTAAAGAAGCAACTAGGCCGACACGTGCGCAACGCGGATACGACTACCAATGGCGACAGATCAGCAAAGCACTCAGACAAGAGCAACCCTGGTGCAGCACATGCGGTCGGACATCAGACCTCACCGTTGACCACATCAAATCGCTTGCCGAAGGCGGCCTGACAATCAGATCCAATCTTCAAGTTCTCTGTAGAAAATGCAATTCAAGCAAAGCACATAGATAACCACACGCACACCCCCCACCCGGCATATTCCGGTACGCCTGCAATCCTCAAGTGAACAGGGGGGAGTTCAC